TCAGAAGAAGGAGCGATTATCAAGCGAGAGTGGTGGAGAGTATATAGCAAAGATTACATACCTTCTCTACAACACGTTATACAATCTTACGATACAGCATTTATGAAGAAAGAAACATCGGACTACTCTGCTATTACAACATGGGGTGTTTGGTACCCATCAGAGGATGAAGGAGCTAATCTTATACTTTTAGATGCAGTAAAAGGTAGATATGAGTTTCCAGAGCTCAGACGTTTAGCTTTACAGCAATACAAGTATTGGCAGCCAGAGACAGTCATTATAGAGGCAAAAGCATCAGGATTACCTCTAACTTACGAATTACGTAAGATGGACATCCCAGTGATGAACTTTACACCGAGCAAAGGAAATGATAAGCATACTAGAGTCAATGCGGTTGCACCTTTGTTTGAGTCTGGTATGATATGGGCACCAGAGCAAAAATTCGCTGAAGAAGTAATCGAAGAATGCGCTGCGTTTCCTAATGGAGACCATGATGATTTGGTCGACTCCATGACCCAGGCAGTCATGCGCTTTAGACAAGGTGGCCTAGTTGGACACCCTGAAGACTACGTAGACGAAAAAAAACCTAAACGTAAGAAGGTATATTATTGATGGCAATTATAGATGATTTTTTAAAAGCTTTTATTTACTTCGTAGATAACGGAGTCCCAGAAAAAACAGCAAAAGAATTAGCTGAACAAGTTACTGGTTCAAAAATAACTGACGACAAAACGTTAAAAGCTTTTGCAGCTGATGTTAAGAAATCTGGAGGACAAGCGCCAAAAAAATTAGCCACTAAAAAAGAACGTGGTGATTTAACTTTTGTTAATACAAAAATATCTAACCCACAAAAATCTAAGCTCGTATTACAAGGAATAGACGGTACGACAGAAAGCGTATACTCTCAATTTAGAAGAGAACAAGAAGCTATTAAAGAAGGACTGATAAAAGATTTAAATTTTTTAAAACAGAACAACATAAGTTTAGGGGCTAAGGATAAAGATAATATTTTATACAACATGAAGATATACAACAGTCTTACAAATAAAGTAGATGAGTTATCTAATGAGTTAACAAACGCTGGTAAAGAACCTCAAAAAATTTACACAGACTTTACAAATAATTTCATAAGCACTGAACCCGGTGGCATTTTAAAATCTATGGACGATTCTATGAAAAAAATAAAGAAAGCTTTAGATAATATAGAAGATATTAGATCTGGTAAGGCAGATAAAGATCGAATGGCTCTCGTTAAACAAAGGTATCAAGGTAAAGGTTATGGTCCTAACGAAGGTATCTATAGAACTTTATCAAGACAGTTCTTAGCAGATGAGATAGAGGCAGGTCGTATTGAAACAACACCTGCTATTTATAATGCCGTAAAAGAAGGAGGTCATCCTTTCATTGATTCTATCAAAGTATTTAGACACCACTATGGTGACAATGCGTTTGATATATTAGGAAAATATGTTGATTCTACATATGACTTTATGCAGGGCTCTAGATATCCAGGTAGATTTGAATTTAGAAAACTAGGACTTGTGCCTAAAAATAAAAAAGCACCAGGTAAAACATATGCACACTACAACACACCTGGTGAGATTGATGCAGAGATAAAATCTATTGATAATTTAATATCAGAATATCAACAAGGTGAATCTCCGATGATTAGAAGTAAACAAGAATTGTTAGAAGCAATTAATGAACAAAACCAAAGAAGAGCAAACCTTGTAAAAATTAAAAATGAAATTTTACCAGAAGAAACCAAAGTTCTTCCAGGCGATGATTTATTAGACACAGCAGAAGTTATCCCTCTTAAGGAAGAGGGAACTGTATTAAATGGTGTGAGGTTATTTGGCGATGAAACATTTGAAGAGCTTAAATTTATTGGAGACAATGGTGTGCATCCTAGAAAACCAAAAAATGAATTCGCAAGAGGAGGTATCGTTGAAGTATATATTTAATTACGGAACACAACAATTTGAACCTATGGAACCTACTATGAGAGATAGGTTTGCGTTAGGTGGTGGCGTGATACAGGGAGAGAAAGTTGGTGACAGAGAAAACTTTGCTAAACCTGAAATAGCAACATCAAGAATAGATCGACGTCAAGACGGAACTTTTGGTGTTAGAACTAAATATAAATCTACGGAAAGATATCCTGACGGATCGTTAAAAGCCAAATACTACAAGTTTAATACTTACAAAGAAGCTAAAAATTTTCTTAAAGAAATTAGAGATGACATATACACTAGATCAATAAAAGATTCTAAAGTTTTAAAAAATATTAATTCTTGGACAGAAAAATTTTTTAAAAACAATATTAAAAAATTTGAAGTTTCAGACTACGATTCTTTTGTAAAAAAAATGCAAGAAGATTGGGCTCAAGAACTTAAAAACAATGCTGAAAAATATAAAGGGCAACAGAAGAAACTTGTAAGTGATAATGATGGCCTTCCTCGAACAGAGAGAATGAAAGTGTTCGGACTTACATCACCCGAAAAAGGTCAAATAGAAACTCATGGTCCTGGTGTAGCATATTATCAAAGAGCGTTTTTTAAAGGCAAGTTGGATACTGATGCAAAACTAAAATCTGGTTTAAAAGAATATATGCAATGGTCTTTAAGTAAAGGAGAAGGACAACCTGCAGCTTATAAAGCAGACAGAAGAGATTTTTTAAAAGCAGCACAAGGATTAGACAACTTTGATAAAAATGTTTTATATTTTTTAGGCGAAGGTTACGATCAATTTAAATATGGTCAAGGCGGAGCAAATTTTAAGAATGTTATGGATAAAACATTTCCTGATATTTTTCCTAAATATCATAAAAAAATTAATTTAGCTAAAGGCGAATATTTTACAAATTTAAAAAAAGTGTCTGACTTAGCAGGTGTAGATTTTAATACAGTAGTAAATAATATTAGAAAAGAAAATGCAAAAGTAAAACAAATATTAAAGTTAGATAAACTACCTCCAGATATGAAGACAGGATATTCTGGTGATCACCTTGGTGGAATAAAAACAGCTATAATTACAAATGATAGAAACTTTGCTAGAAAAGTTTTAGAAAATGTGGTTGGCTCTACACGACAAAGAAATACAGAATTAGGTTATAAACTTTTAGAACAACCAAAAAATAGACTAGTAAAAAAATATTTAAAAGCAAAAACTAGGACAGAAAAACAAACTATAGTTAATGACATAAATAAATTAATTGAAAAATATGACCCTGACACACAAAAATTTAAAATTGGAAAAGGTGGTAAATTAGATTTTGATCCTTTAATAGTTCAAAAAACACCAGAGGAAAAAGCCAAGGGATACCAACAAGCAGCAAAAAAATTCTTTCCAGCATCTACAGTTAAAAAATTAAAAGAGATGGGAGTAAATTTATTTACTAAATTAGAGAAAGGAAGTCGTACTAGAAAACAATTTGAGGCTTTAGTTCCAGGAAAGTTTGATGCGGCTGTATTAACTCCCTATGATTATATTACATCTATCGCTGCTGGATATAGTATACCAGAGTCTTCTTTAATAGCTGCTTCAAATCTTTTACCGAGAAAAGTTCAAAAAATATTGCCGTCAATGTTAGGTATATACGATATACAAAAAGAAGCTACAGATAAATTTGAAACTGTATTTAATTTAGGTGATGGTGAAGAAACTAAAACAGGAAAAAAGATTAGAACAACAATAGAAGATCTTATTGGTAAAGTTAAAGATAGATTTGGTGATGATTCTATCGGCACAGCAGATGATGTTCAAGAACCAGAATCAGCAGAACGAAGAAGAATGTTTGAGGAAGCAAACGAAAGACTTGGAAACATAGATGAGATGGAAATATCTGACATCGACAATCCTTTTATGGCTGCCATGGGTGGCCGTGTTGGTTTTAAAGATGGAACACCAGACCCATTTGTTGATGAAGCACTAGCAGCACTTGAAAGTGCAAATGTTGCAGATCAATTTATTAAAGATAATTCACCAAGTGTTGAACAACAAATTTTTGGAGCAAAGGATGATAGAAGTTTGATGCAAAAATTTAACACACAATTTCTAGATCCACGATCCTATCCATACTATGCACAAAAACTTGCAAGAGGTGCAGCCAACATTCCTGAATTTATTTTAAGTACACCTAAAGCTGGGTTTGCTTTTATAGAGGACTTAAGAAAGAACGCAGGAATTACTAAAGGAGGTATTGAAGAGGTATTAAAAATTTTAGACCCATCGATTACAAGAGATATATTAGACGGTAAGTTTGGAGACTTATTGGGTATATCTCCAAAAGAAATACAGGCCTCAGAAGAAAAAAGAACAGGCCCACAAAGAACAACTGGAAGTTTATTAGAACTTGCAGGCGAGCTACCTGGACCAGCAACACCTTTCTTTTTAATTGGATACGCACCAAAACTTTTAAAACAGCTTAGAGATCTTGGTGCAACAGGAGCTGCCGTGGATAAAATTAACAAAGAGATAGAAAACAAAGTAGCCCAACAGGGCGTAAATCAAACAAGAAGAGATATAGTTTTATCTATTGGTGCTGGTGGTGCTGTTGCTTTTCTTAAATATTTAGGATTAGATTTTTTAAGCAAAGCACCTAAAGTTGCAGAAGCTGCACCAAAAATTATAACAAAGGGAGGCACACCAAAATACTTCTTCGACTTTGTAGGTTTAATTAAAAGAAAAGGAAAAGATATATCAGACACAGCTGCAACTGTTGAGAGACAAAAGGTTTATGACTACAATGGCTATACATTGTATGAGGATCTATCTACGGGTAAAATACGTGTTACAAAAGAGAATGAGGGATCTGGTAGTTATTATGTTGGAGATGGTGAGTATGACACTTACGATGGTATAGTTAGTAAAGAAGAAATAAACTATGAACCGCCTGAGACAGTATTAGATGATGCGGGTAAATCAAAACAAACTTCAGATTTTTATGAAGAAGGAACTTTATTACCTGATGTTGATGGAAGCGAAGGGGATGTTGAAGCAGGTTTAGAATCCATAGATCAAATATTAGAGCTATTAGCTAAAGACGGTACAGAATATACAGCTAAAGAATTAGAGGAGATGGGTATTAACATTCCTCAAAAAGATTTACCAATAAGAAGCGATAAGGCAGAGGGTGGTATTATAGCAGGTGTTAGTTCTGGACCCCCACCTACATCAGGACCTACGCCACACGGCTTGTCTTATGTGGCAAAAAATGTTAGACCTATCAAGGAGCGTAAATAATGGCAGATATTGATAAAACTCTTTCCGAGTTAGGGACCTCTGTAAAAATAGAAGGACCTGATCAAGAACTAGAAATACAAAAACAAGAAGAAGCATTAAAAGAACCAGTGCAAGTTACACCGACAGAAGACGGCGGTGTTGAATTAGATTTCGATCCAAGCAAAGTAAATATTGAAGGTCAACCAAATCACTTTGATAATTTAGCAGCTTTATTACCAGACGATATTTTAGATCCTATCGGATTAGAATTATTTCAAAATTACACAGATTACAAAGCTTCAAGAAAAGATTGGGAAAAGTCTTACACAGATGGTTTAGATCTTTTAGGTTTTAAATATGAAAATAGAACGGAACCATTTCAAGGTGCATCGGGTGCCACGCATCCTGTTCTTGCAGAAGCTGTAACACAGTTTCAAGCTGGAGCTTACAAAGAATTATTGCCCTCTGAAGGACCAGTAAGAACACAGATTGTTGGTAACAGTGACCCACAAAAAGAAGCTCAAGCAGTTAGAGTTAAAGATTATATGAACTACGAACTTATGGAAAAAATGGGTGAGTATGAACCTGAGTTTGATCAAATGTTATTTCACCTACCACTTGCAGGATCTACGTTTAAAAAAGTTTACTACGATGATTTATTAGGCAGAGCTGTATCTAAGTTTGTGCCAGCCGATGATTTAATTGTGCCATATTCTGCAACATCACTTGATGATGCGGAGGCTATTATGCACGTTTTAAAAATGTCAGAGAACGATTTAAGAAAACAACAAGTCGGTGGTTTTTATTCTGACATAGACTTAGGACAACCATCTATGATGAAAGATGAAGTTGAAGCTAAAGAAAGAGAATTAGAAGGCACTAAAAAAACTGGTAGACAAGAACCAGTTTATACTTTGTTAGAGTGTCACGTAAATTTAGATTTAGAAGGTTTCGAAGATAAGGACGCGAACGGAGACGATACAGGAATAAAGCTCCCATACATTGTGACTGTAGAGGAAGGTTCGCGAAAAGTTCTTTCTATTAGAAGGAACTTTAATCCTGACGATCCAAGAAAAAATAGAATACCTTACTTTGTCCATTTTAAATTTCTGCCAGGACTAGGATTCTACGGATTTGGATTGATCCATATGATTGGCGGATTGAGCAGAACTGCAACCGTTGCTCTCCGTCAATTATTGGATGCAGGCACATTATCAAACCTGCCAGCAGGATTTAAACAAAGAGGTGTAAGAGTTAGAGATGAAGCTGCACCTATACAACCAGGTGAATTTAAAGATGTAGATGCACCAGGTGGTAACATTAGAGATTCTTTTATGATGCTACCATACAAAGAACCATCACAAACGTTGTTAGCGCTCATGGGCGTTGTGGTACAAGCAGGTCAAAGATTTGCAGCCATAGCTGATATGCAAGTAGGCGATGGTAATCAAGGTGCTGCAGTAGGAACAACAGTTGCTCTTCTTGAAAGAGGATCACGTGTTATGTCTGCGATACACAAAAGATTATACACATCGATGAGATCTGAATTTAGATTGCTTGCAAAATTATTTAAAACATATCTACCACCAAGTTATCCTTACGACGTAGTGGGTGGCAGAAGAGAAGTTAAACAACAAGATTTTGATGATAGAGTAGATATCCTACCTGTTGCAGATCCAAACATATTTTCAATGTCACAAAGAATTACAATTGCACAAACAGAATTACAGCTTGCTACATCTAATCCTAAAATTCATAATTTATACAATGCGTATAGAAAAATGTACGAAGCACTTGGTATAAAAGATATTGATAAAATTTTACCACCACCTGCACCAATTCAACCAAAAGATCCAGCTTTAGAACACATTGATGCGTTAGCGATGAAACCTTTTCA